ATATCATCCCCATACGTGCGCACCTGGCCTCTAAGCGATTGAATATCGCTTCGAGTCAGTGGTCTCCTTAGCTCTTTCTCTATTCCCAGGAATATGACCGTCATAAAGACGAAAGATTCCATAGGAAAGCAAAGAGCTGAACCCATAGACGCGAACTTAGCGAGGCGGATGATTTTCTTTCCGTCTCGATAAGGCACTTCAGCCTTCCTGGATCTGCAGGCATCAACCGCATCACTAAGATGAGGGTGATTACGCAACATGATCCGAACGAGCTGATTCGAAACACGATCAGATGCTTCACTTAAATCAAGTGTAGCTAATTCGCCATAAAGCGAACCAAGTCGCGCCAGTTGCTGATTAGGCTCCTGGTGCTTCCATCTGACGAAGTGCTTGGCATTGTCATCTGCCTTGCAAGCTTCCTCTATTGCTTCCAAGACCCCCTGTTGTGCATATTGCATAGCAGTGGGCTCGATAGCAATTATTCGAGGTGTTTTGAGCGTTTTAGGAACAAGAGTGACCTTGACGGGTCGCTCTTGTCCGGGTTCGAGCCAGTTAATACGGTCAAGCTCAGAGAAGTGCTTCCAATGCGGAAGTAAAAACTTACCCGCGGGAAACACTTCTTCAAGCCGTTCGGTCCACTCGGTCTGATTATACTTTTGGTTACCCTTAAGTCTATCAGCGGTGGCACCGGGGCCGTGCTTTGGGATAATCTCGAACTTCGCAACCGCATTATCTGCTGTTGCAAAGAGATCAGCCCATAGCAAAGACGAGATTCGATGGAATCCTTCATTTTCTGAAGGTCCCCGAAGAGCGTCCGTTTCTTTAACTGTCTGCTCACACCTGATGAATGACTCAATAGCTGCTTCCTTTCGTGTATCACTACATTCGATAAGGATCTTTCCGAACATCAACGAAAGTTGACGTATCGAATAGATTGCGTCTATTGATGGTTCATCAAGAAGAAGACCAGTTCCACGGTCGAACACAAGATCAAGGAAACCTCCGAGGAATCGGGGGAGACCGCCAGTAAAGGCAAAGCCTTTAAACTGGTCGTGATCTACACGTCCCTCGGCCAGACTTTTTTGGAAGTCTGTGCCGAAGTTCGGTAGGGTAATCGTTAAAAACGAAATACCTTCATGTTCGACTCGACTCTTGACCGTTTTAAAGTCAAGAGTGGTGCTGGTGCAACACCAAGTTGCTAATTCATTAGCAACTTCCTGCCAGAGTAACATTAGGCTTTTCAAGCCGGCTCCTAATAGAGTTCGTGCTTCCTTAGCCATGTTACGACAGATGAATCCTTGTGCTAGTTCTCTCCGCCAAGAAGCTGAGTGATCTTAGCACCGGAGGACGCAGTGAGGGCGGCGAGAAAGCCGTCCACAATCTGCTTCAGCTCTGTATTCGTGTAACCTGCAACAGGAGCGTCGACGACCAGATAAACACTGGACGACAATTTGACGTTCTGAGCAGGCAGCAACGGATCAGCGCTGACCTTCGAACTATCAATGCGAATAGTACGTCGAGTTCGCTTGCCATAGGCATGCGAGACGGACTGTCGCGTGAGGCCATCGGCCGAGGTGAAGGTGCCAGAATTGACACCGGAGCTCGTACGAGGCATCGAAATCGCGACTGCGTTGATAGTTACGGATTGGGGATCTGCGAAAGACATGGCATTACTCAATTCAGTTGATAGAGTCGAGAGGGGATATCCCTCTCTTTGACACAGTCACATCTGTTTTGTAAACAAATGCAGCTGCCGGCATCGATTATAGATGCCTTGGACCCCTGGAAATACCAAGGGCCCCAAGTATGGCAGACTGCCGCCCGGTCAGGGCGGTCATGTCAAAGCCAAAACCAAATGGGGATGCCCGCCGCCGTACTTTGCTTTGAGCAACGCACTTAGCGGTTAGGATCTTTCCAGTCGGATTCGAAACTTCTTGAATCGAACCCGCCTTGGAAAGAGTATAGGTCATTTTGCAAGTTTTCTCCTGCATAATGTACCCATAACGCATTACCAGGCCATCTTGTGAGAAGCGAGCAACATTATGGAGAACATCTCCAAAGCTCCCTTCCCAATCGATGGCCCAACTCCATGGGGCAAGGTTCCATACAGTCTCGGGTGTCAATTCGAGACCGTACAATTTCCTCGCTTCGGCTACGCCACGAGCCATACGACTTCGAAGATTATCTCCAAGGTCAACATGGTAAGTGAAGCAACCAGAAAACCAGGTCTTGGTTGTGGTCTCAGCGACCCAATCAAGCCTGCCCCCACCGGTGTTAACATAACAGTACGGATAAACACTAACGCCGCAAGCGGCAGCAATGTTATTCGAAAAACCTGATTCTGTTACCACCTCGTCAGGAAACGTGAACTTTCGATGAATGTTCTTTCCAGAATCTCGTTCGAGCTGTTTCAAAATCTTGTCAGATTGTGTAACAGCCGTTCCGAATTTCTGTAGGTCGGAGACAAGCGGTAACCAGCCAAACTGTACGTTCAAGTATTCGGATCCTACCTTGCGGTAGTCTTTCAACTTGGATTTCCAGAGCTCTTTACCAACTAACTTGGGTAAACCCTCGTGTAGTTCTCCGAGAAAGGTTCCAGCATCGAAAACAGGATTAGTCGGAATAGATTGCGCGATCGCTTTTGTGCCTTTTACATTCAGTGACAAATCTGAAGTAAACTGAACACGCGATAACGCATTATTCATGATCGATGTCGAGCCCAAGGGAAGTTGATCCCCTTGGTAAGTGTGACCAAAACGAGTTACGGATTTAACTATTCCGCAATTCGTAGTGTCAAACGACTTGATTTTGATCGTGGAGAAATTTCCCCCGACGTCTGTTAATGTACGCCCAGCTGAAGGCCAGGCGTGTCCACGTGATATAGTCGTTTCTAATGACTGTATCGGAGAGGAAAACCCAGAGCTTGAAGGCCCTAGGCTTGGATCCGTGCCCCAATTGGGGTTATACCACGAGGTCCAAGGACGGGTACCCGAAAAGAGTATCTGCCTTTTCTTCTCATCCATGACGGTTCCATCTGATAGTAGGAGCTATACGGTACTGAACCGTATAGGGTGTTGTACCAAAGCACCGTGCGCCCCTCGCGG